CTCTTCTTCCTCTAAGTGATTTTGAAGTAATGCAACATAGATGTCCCTTTCCCAAGGCATCATGTTTTCGATCTCTGTTAATGAATATTTATGGTACTGCATTAAGGAAAAATTCAACTTGAAGTAGTTCTCCAAGTCCATGTGTACCAAACCTATCCGAAAAAACTTGAGAGACCCTCCAGTACTACTGTACTCTTAACTTTGGTAACTGGGTTTTTGATTTCAACTGAGTGGGAAAGTTTAGGCATTGTATCAAAGAACTTCTCAATCTTCTTAAACTGAGCAGAACTCATTTGTTCAAGGAAATCTATAATTTCTTTTCTACTCACATCCTCAGTGGACCAAACCTCTTCTTCATTATAGATTTTATCAATACAAGTTGCAATCAATTCAAATGATTTATCAACACTATTGTCATTAAAGTCAAAATTATTTTTGATAAACTGATCAAGAGATGGATACTTCATCTCCATCATAAGATTCTCGTCAAGTCTGATCTGTTTATCATGCCCTTCAGTTTCAACAACCTTGATGTCTTCAAGATCAATCTTGACAGTGACCGTGGTTTCACCATCATCAGGTGCGATCAAATTAACCTCAACTTCTTCACCAACTGACTTACCCCTGATATTCAAGAAGAGATATTCAATATCAAAAGTAGGAAGAGTTTCTACCTTAATTCCTCTTGTACTAATACAGTTTTTGATGACTGTCTTAATTGCAGTGGTGATATTTTTAGTATCCTCACTCTCAAGTGCAAGTACGAGTAACTTTTCTTCTTTAACTAAGAAAGGTCTAAACTTAATACTTTGTTTAGTTGAGGGTAATTCCAACTCATATGTTGGTGTAGCAATTTTTGGTAAAGGCATGACAATCTAATAAAGATTTCAGATATGATTATTTATTTGCGTTTTCCACGCTTTTTTGGTTGAGGAATTCCAAGATCATGTTCGGTCAAAACTTTGAACTGAACTCCATTATCTTTTGCAAATTCTGCTGCAGCATTCCATTTGGCTTGATTAACCGCATAGGTCGTACATTCATTGATATATGACTTTGTGACTCTGGCTGGTTTCTTTGGTTCGATACATTGTCTTTGAGGTTTGATCTCGATGATATATCGACACACTCTACCGTCCTGGTGTCTTATCTGTACAATCCCATCAGGATAGTATCTATGGACTCTTTTGTCAACGGGTGACACATATGGGATTGAGAATTCCTCCGATGCATATTTCAATACAGCATCATTTCTGTCACACCACTTTAAAAAGTGTAATTCCCAACTACTACGGTAGACTATATTTCTCGCATCCCCCATATATTTTTCAGGATGTTGGGGGTGAAATCTTCCTTGATGATACTTCGAACCCCTTGGCATCAGTTATACATAGTAATAGAAGTAGTATCAGTATTTAGATGCCAGGTCCAACGCCGAGAGTATATAAAACTTCTGAAATAAAGTCGAGACTTCTTAATGTAGCTCGTCCTTCTACATATATGGTGAAGTTCACACCACCTCCTGCAGTTCAGTCATTCATTGCACAACGTGGTATAAGTTATGCCACCAAGGGTGAGACTTTTGAATTATCTTGTAGTGTCATTAAGACTCCATCTACAAATTTCCTCACACATGCAGTTAGTGCAGACTATCATGGTGTGAATCAAGAAATTCCATATCGTAGAGCATACGAGAATGAGATTGGATTGACATTCTACGTTGATGCTCAATATGAAATCGTTGAGTTTTTTGAAGGTTGGGTTGATTATATGAGTGGTCTTGGTTCAACCCTTGCTCGGGAAGAATACAGAAAACCACAGGCTTTCTATAGACAGAACTATTATAATGATTATGCATCAAGTAGTCTATTTCTAACAAAATTTGAGAGAAGTTATAATAGACAACTGGGTGCGGTAGAACAAGCAGAACCTCAAAAGTATTTGGAATATGAAATGATTCAAGCATATCCAAAAGCTATAAATAGTATGGAATTGGGATATGCTCAATATGATTCCCTTCTCACATTAGATGTGACCTTTGGTTATACCCGTTACGTTAGAGTAAGAAGATGAAAACGTTTCAAGAGTTCTTATCCGAAGATGCTGCTGCAGATACCCAATCGACTATTAGTCGTGGTGTGGTTGGTGGTAGTTCAAAAACCTTTGGAAAGGGGGTTAATACATCATTCAAAAAGAGACCAAAGACTGGTCTTGGTGCATATCTGAAGGATAAATTTAAAAATAGAGATAAGGACAAACCTGAAAAAGAAAAGCCAGGTAGAGATACATCATATAGAGGACAAGGTACGGGAAGAAAAGACACTGTATCAAAAGCAAAACCTGCTACAGGACCATCATCAAAAGGTAGATCATTACCAGCGGGTAAGGAACGTCCAGCACTTCCTGCAGGTAAGGACTCGATGGTTGCAAAAAGAACAGCTGCTGCTAAACAACCACCACAACACAAACAGATCTCTGCAAGACCAGCATCTACTGCAATGGCTGGTAGTAGACAGAGACCTGCAATCAGACCTGCCAAGTCTAATCTGTCGAGAGACAACATGGGTGTACAAAAAGTCAACGTACAAGACCTTGGACCAACCACCCAGAAGAGGCTAAATCCTGCTAAAAGTAATAGACAATTACAACCTGCAATAAACACTCAGAGACAGTTACCACCTGGTAGATAATGGATGAGGAACAGCAGGAATATCTTGACAGTGATGTAAATCGATTTACTGAAGAAGAGGTAAATCGTATCAAAGCTATGAGAGATGAAGATGATATGATGTTGGAGATCATTGAGAAACTCCAAACTGAAGTAGAAGTTGTTCCTGACGTTGGTAAATATTTTACCTTTATATACACTGCAAAAACACCAAGAGTCGAGTACGATAGATTCCCTTTAGTTGCTGTAACTGGTGTCTTTAGGTGGGGATTCAGAGGTTTGAACTATCACTGGGGAGAAATGAGAAATTACACCTGGGAAGAATTACAAAGCAATCTATATAAGGTATATCCCATGGAATTGAAGACTCTAAGAGCAATTCCATATCAAAGTTTCACAATAAATAACTAAAATACCTAGTAGAATGTCTATATCCACATCCACATTTGTATATGATGGACTGACTGTTCAACAAAATGTCAATACGGTAACTGGGGAAACAAAAATCTTCACCGCAGATGGAAGCACTCAACTTGCTGTAGGAAGTGGACAAGACTGGACAATTACAAACGAAAAAGAATTTTTAAGTCAATATAATAGTATACCTGGAAATAGTAAAACTTCACTTTCATTTGAAAGGGATTTTCAAAATGATACAGCCACATTTAATGAGGCAAGAACAGACGTTTTAAATACTGAAAACGTAAACAACACCGCTGCTCAACAAACACTTTTTGAAAATGGAATTCCTGGATCACAGGATCCTACCACTGGTAACTATATTAATAATGATGGTAGTGTAACATCCACTAATCCCTTCAGTAATGATCCAGCTGCGGTAGTTAGTGCAGATCCAACTAATACAGCAACTCCTACAGGGACAGGAACAGATCCAGATGCTAGTAATAATAACTCAGTAACTGGTGGTGCAGATGGTGTAGTTCCAATCGCCGTTGAACCATACAATGATGCTAGTGATAGTAGTGCGACAACTGGACAAGCTGGAGGAACTACGACAACTGGAGGTACACAGGAAGTTTTAAGATATCCACTAGAGATGCCAGATTCATCTTCGGGATTTGAATATGATTATATTAGTATTCAAGCTGCTGAATATAGTCCAACTGGTCTTTCTCCACAAACAGGTGATTTGAGTAATGTAAACGTAGGCACCGAAAGATTTGAAACTGTTATTCTTCCAATGCAACCTAATTTGGAAGAATCGAACTCAGTAAATTACGGGGAAGATTCTGCAAACTTCATACAATTAGCTGGTGGAAAGTTTGCAGCTGATGCAATTAATAGTATTGGAGGAGGTGATATTGGAGCATTGGGACAGGCATTTGTAGATGCTGGCACAACTGCTAAGAATTTGATGAATGATCCAAAAACAAAGTCATTTATCTCGGCATATTTTGCAGGTCAAGCAGTTGGTACAAATCTGGTCGGTAGAACCACGGGAATGGTTGTAAATCCAAACCTCACAGTTCTTTTCACTGGTCCCAAATTAAGACAATTCAGTTTTGCCTTTCCATTAACTCCAAGATCAGAAGCTGAAGCAGTAAGAATAAGAAAGATAATTAGATCATTTAAGAGAAACTCTTTACCACAGAGATCATCTTCATCGGCATTCTTAAAGTCGCCACGAATATTCTTGTTAAAATATATTTTTAAGAGTAATTCTACAGCAGGAACTCAACATCCGTTTCTAAATAAATTTAAACCTTGTATGTTGGATAGTTTTAACGTCAAGTATACTCCTGATAACTCATATATGACTCTGAGAGATGGATCGATGACTCGATATGAAATTACTTTGACCTTTAAAGAAGTAGTTCCAAATTATGCAGATGAATATAACGATATTGAAGAACAAAACATGGGATTCTAAACATGGCAAAAAAGTATTTTAGAAATTTACCAGATTTTGATTATGTTGATAGGACAAAAGTTGGTCAGAATATATCTGACTACACTCGGGTAAAAAACCTCTTTAAGAGAGCAGAAATTGCTGAAGACATTTTTAAGGATCTCAACTTTTTCACCAAATATCAGGTAGTTGGTGACGAAAGACCTGATAATGTCGCAAAAAAGATTTATGGTGATCCAAACCTCGATTGGGTTGTCATGTTATGCAACAATATATTGAACTTTGAGTCAGAATGGCCAAAAGATCAGGAATCATACAATAAGTACCTTCTGAACAAATATGGTACATATGACAAACTCAATGAAGTTCATCATCATGAGACACTTTTAATTACTGATAAGGCAGGTAGACAAATTGTCCCTGCAGGGTTAGAAGTTCCAGAAGACTTTTCAATCACTTTCTACGATCCTACCCTAAAACAGACAATTACAAGATCTAGTACATTTCCCGTATCAAACCTAATATACGAGGACAGAAAAGAAACCGAAAAGAGAAGTATATTCGTTCTGAAGGACGTTTACATCGGTCTCGTAATCGACAACATTGAAGAGGTTATGCCATATACCCCTGGATCCAGTCAATACGTCTCAGACCGTGTTGTAAGGGGTGAGAACATCCGACTTTACACCTAGAAAAAAGTAATAGGGCAAAAAAATACCCCGAATTTTTTTCGGGGCTTTTTTGAAATCAAAAGGCGATTTTGGTATCAGGACTCCGCAAGCTTACTGAAGTAGGACATGGGGTCTTCGTCATCGTCTCCCTTACTGACAGTAATATCAGGAGAGTTGAAGTCAGAAGTTGTCTTTGAAGTCTGGTAGGAGTCTTCCAGTTTTCGCATGACTTCTTCTTCGGAGACAGTCTTTCGTTCTGTTGCTGCGTAGTTATCATACTCAGTTTCTTCCTCTACGGTTGATCGACGGGTGGACTTGTTGCCCAGTACATAATCAAGACGCTTCTTCAGTTCATCATAGGATTTGAACTGATCGGGTGCAGTGAAGGCAGTGAGTGAATACTGCTTCTTCCAGATTGCTTCCATCGCTTCATCGTCATCCAGGAGAGGAGACACACGATCGAACTCGGAACTATCATAGTTCCAGTAACCAGCAACCTTCTTCAGTTTGAGTTTGAAGTTGGCACCTTGCCAGAAGTCAAAGGGGTTGATAGGAGTTTCATCTTCGAATTCAGGTTGCATTGCTTCCATGATCTTGTCGAAGATCTTCTTACCAAACTTGTACAGGAATACCTTACCTTCATTCTGAGGGTTGGCAGGGTCCTTGACCACGTAGATATTTGCGTAGAAAGAAAGTTTACGCTTTTGTTTGCGAACGGTTTCCTTGTCTGCTTCGTTACCACTGTTCCACAGTTCACGGTTCAGTTCACCGATAGGATCCTTACCACCAATGGTAGTCAGGGAGTTTTCGATGTACCAACCACCAGGACCTTGGAAGGCATGGGAGAACAGTTTCACCCAAGGGAGATCTTCTCCTTCGGGAGCAGGAAGGAAACGAATAACAGCATATCCGTTACCACTTTTATCCATCTCTGGTTTCCACAGACGGTCATCGGCACCACCGCCGCCACCACCGTTTTGCTTCTCTACTTCTTTGACCAGTTTCTGTGTCAGAGAACCAAGAGAGGATTGTTTCTTTAGATCTGAAAAAGACATTCGTATTTACCTGTAATTTGTATTTGGCTTGTTGGTCAAGTTTGGGTGGGGGACCTGACCACCCCCGTATACTACACCCCTCAGAGGGACTCGTCAAGGTGTTTTCTCATATTATCTATGACGTTTGTCATGTTGCTGAAAACGTAGGACAGATCCACGTCAGCAGGGAATCCAAGTTGACGAGCAGAGGACATGATACTGTCCTTCATCAACTGTGCTTCAGGGTCATCAGAAAGACTCAGACGAGTGTAGAGAACCTGTTGTTTTTTCAACAGGGTCTCCAACATTTCCACATGTTCCAACTTATCTTTGTTAGACATAGAGGGAAATGAAAACACATTCTTATAGATCTCCTCTTGGAGATCAGAAATTTCTTTCATTTCCGTTTGAACAATTTCTGACTGGAAGAAACTCATTCTACTCCTACTTCTGTTTCTGCTTCTGCTACGACTTCTTGTTCCTTAGATGCTTCAATTTGCTCAAGGACATCAATGGCACCAATGATCTTGAGATACATCTCACGTCCGCCATCGATCTGTTGTTCAATTTCAGCTTTTTGTTGCTTTAAATTTTCAAGCACGGTTGCATTATCAAGTGCCATTGATTATTACCTCCTTGAGGATAGATTTAAATTTAAATACATCAATATGTATAAAGGAATCATACTTGTCAATTCTCATCGACAAGAACTTCCAGACAGGATCATTTAGTCTCCTGTCAAATTCCTTTTTGAATCCCAGAATCTTATTCAAGATAACCAGGGATTCAAGTGATAGATTTTTTCCAAGATGTTCTCTTACAATCTGAGGATGTTTTGTCCCGTCAATAAAGAACATCTCGTCAAACTTTTTGTCTGAAAAGACATTTTCTACCTCTGTTCGAAACGTGTAAGATAAACTCTGAAGACGTTTCTTCCAGTTGGTGTAATTTGTCTCTCCGTTCCGAACGATCTCACCAATCCACAGAGATTGAGGATCATCACAAGACACAAAATTACTAACGAAGAATTCAATAACTTCACTATCATCTTTCTGACGACTCAATTTTTCAAAGAAAAATCTGTCCTTACGTTTGTAGAAAGATTCTAAAGACGCACGGGATTTTCCTCCGTACCTATGATAGTCATATTTTTCTTTAGTGAAGTGATTTTTCAATCCAAGATAACTCTTGTAACAATCGAAGGGTTTCACTTTAGGAATCATAAAGGGAGTTTCGCATGAGATGTTCTCTTGAGGAGATTCAATTCCATTGCTTCGGCTTTGAGTTTCTCCTTCAATGGTTTAGATATTAACTTAGGAATAGACTCAATGTCAATATTGTTTTTCTCACAGAAGAAAACAATCGAGTCCATGTATTTCATGTCCTTGTTTTCTTTTGCAATCTTTTCAATCTCTTCAGAAAACGTCCTACTATTGTAGAACTTATTCTCGATGAGTTGTTCCACACTGAGTTCAGGTTTTGCCATATTCCTGTAATTTGAATTGAACAAACTCTCTAATATATTCGGTGAGAAGTTTGATGTACTTACTCTTGTCATACTGTTCATAAACGACGCATTCCCCATCCTCACAGGACATAATAATAACAAATTTTTTGACTGAAATACCAGTCATTTCATAGAGCATACAGGCATATGCTGCACACTGGACATAATAATGTTCGATCCACTTTTCAGGTTTAGGTTTCTTGCTTGTCTTGAAATCGATGATCGCAAGTTCACCTTCATACTCTGCAATGCAATCGACAGTTCCAGCAACTCCCAACTGGTTAGAGAACAATGACTGTTCGATTGCATGAATGTTATCGATTTTGTCTAGAGTCGGTTTCGACTGTTTGAACAAATATTCCGACAACGGTTGTACACTAGGAAGTTCTTCATTTTTCATGTAGTGTTCAACCAGTGTGTGCATGTCAGTACCACGACTGGTTGCTGCCTTAGTAATCTTGTTTGCTTCTTCCACACCAACACGTTTTCTCCACTTAGTGAAGATCTCTCTGTTGTAATGACTGATAACAGACGTAATTGATACTAATTTTTTACCTTGAGGAGTATCATAATATCTAACACCATCAATCGTCTCCCTTTCGAGAGACGGATAATCTATTTCAACATGATTAAACATTACATACCCAATTCAAGTTTAGCAATAATGTACTCTTTGACAAGTCCACTCCTACAGATATCCTCTGCATTAAATTCAATTGTATCAAAAGATGGCATGTTAGTCAAGATACGCATAAAGTCTGCGATACCATTTCTTTCATTCTGTTTTGTCAAGTCAGACTGAGATGCATCACCACAGAACATAATCTTGGAGTGTTCACCGATTCGAGTAATCATTGAATCAAGTTCATGGAAATTCAAGTTCTGAAATTCATCAACGATCACGATGACATTATCAAGTGTCGTACCACGAATGAATGATGTAGACCAGAAGGAGATTGTACCCTGTGCCTTGAGGTTGTTATACAACATCTCAAAGGATGCATCGTCTGGCATCTCGAACATGTACTTGACCATGTTCTTATAAGGAATTTGATAAAGAGATGATTTATCTTCATGATCACCAGGGAGGAATCCGATCTCTCTGGTGGGTACAAGGGACCTGACGATGTAGATCTTTTCGTATGGTGTCTTTGGATCTAAGACATCCATCAATGCATTGTAGAGAGTGATAAAGGTCTTACCAGTTCCAGCACATCCGTATGCAACCAAATTCTGTTGTGCCTGATACTTATCAAAGAAAACCTGTTGGTTATCTGTAATTGGCTCAATTTTTTTAATGAAATCGAGATTGATCGGTTTCTTTCTCTTCATCATCTTATTAGACATTCCAAATGGAACTGGATTGGTACTACCAATACCTGCTTTCTTCTTTGCTGGCATAAAATTAATCGT